AATTATTTAGACCGATGGTGGTCCATATGGCACTGGTTGTGCCTAAGTTTGGGATCAACAGTATATCCGATACATTTCAAACAGAGTTTTTCAACGGTTTAGGAGTTGGGTCGACGGGCGGACTTTCAGAAGGTATTCCGTTTGATGACGTGTCACAAAACGGTCTTCTCATGGCCACCCTGCCAATAAATACAGAAAGGTGGAACGTGATTCAACATACAAGATTCAAGTTAGGGGTTATCTCTACGACCGGCGGTTATTCTTCAGGTGAACTAAAGAATTATAGGTCCCTATACCGTTATATCAAGATCAATAAACAAGTAGACTTTCCAGACCAATCATCCAATTTGCCAAGACCCGATCAACAAATATATTTATTGACATGGGCTGCGCCTATGGATTGGGAAGTCTCTCAAGGCTTAATTGATGACGCCTTACTAATTATGCAAAACGTCGTTTGCGTTTTCGCAAGAGCCTTAGGAACTAATTAAACCGCCTCCTAACCCCCACCTGGGGCTAACCAGTGTTGTGCACCATAACCCTAATAGTTGGTACGTCCGTTGTCAGTCCCCATAAGAGGGTGTGTGCGATGGGCAGGGGTGTGGTTCGTTAGGGTTACACTTTGCTTCGCAAAGCGTTAACCCTAACTCACAGTGCATGTGTGCGTACTAAGCGCTACCGCGCTTCTTAACTCATATAATAAATGACTATAACATAGATTAATACTATCCTTAAATTTCAATCACGTGGAATCGATCCTCCGTCAACTGAGTCAGGTCTGGTTTCTCGTTCGAAAAGACGATCACTTGAACCGGATTCCTCAATACCTTCAATGAACTCTCGTATTTCGCGCTGAAGATCATCTGATCCTTCAAACTCTCCAGAACAGAGTACTGCAGATACGTCATCTGCTCACGGGGGATGTCAAAAATAAAAACACGCTTAGTTTCATCAATAGCATAAGCAAGATCGTCCCTTTTTCCAATCCGTAGGATCTGAACCTTATCAGGATACTTCGAAAGGGCCCAACGACAAATCCAAGATTTTCCTTTACCTCCTTCAGGGTCAACAACAAAGTGGATGCTTCTAGCAGTGGGGTTTTCTGATTCGATTAGCGCTCCGACGGTGAGTTGCCACCCCAGTCTGGGGTTTCCATCTCCCACAAGGTCTGGAGCGGATAGATAGGCGTTGGCGATTGCATAACACTTCTTGGAATACCTGGCGTACAAGCTGGTGTCGAAGTTGATAAGTTCTCGTTCTGTAGGGATTCGTCCGAGTTCTTGGATCCACTCTTTGTAGGCTTCCCAGTCATTCCTTTTGCCTGCATTTTTGGGGACTTGTCCATACTCTTTGAAGTCTCCATCTTTTTTGCAGTATGTGGCTGCGGCTTCACTTGTTGCGACGGCTCCTGCGAGGTAGCAACGTTGGCCGATGAGACGTTTAGCATTAGTAAACCGAATAGAAGAAGAAAAGATAACAAAACCCTGTAGGTGAGGTGTTCCATTCTCCCCTACTTCCTTGCCGAAGACTAAGTACTGAATACGTGTACCAGTACCAAGCGAGTCAAGATTAGCAACTTCAGCGTCGCTATAATTGTTAATTGTGAACACATAACGCCTACGAGAACCATTGTTGTTGTTGTTGTTCATTTTTGAGAATTATGAGAAAAGAGATCCGGAGTCAGAGGTGTGCTAGGTAATATTATACTAGCACACTGGTTGTTTTTTAAATCGTGGTGCAATTTGCACCGGAGTCCCACAAATTTGAATTCAAATCACTTAAGAAATGGCTTCTAAGAAAAGTTCAAAACGTTCCCGCAAGACCCGCCGCGCGTCGACTCGGAAGCGGAAAACGAGAAGCATGGCTTCTAAACGGAAATCATTTAAGAAACTTGGTTTAAAAAACTTTCCGGTTACAAAAAAAGAACTGACGTTCTATGAAACCACTCTGCCGGGCCAACCCAACGTATATGCCATGCCAGCTTTAATTAAAGCTAACTGTATAAGTATAACGAATAACGGAACACAGTACGATAGTCGTGCCGGTAAAGGTATATTCTTAAAAGGGTTGCGCATCCGGATGCATTATGCGAATAAATTATTTAGACCGATGGTGGTCCATATGGCACTGGTTGTGCCTAAGTTTGGGATCAACAGTATATCCGATACATTTCAAACAGAGTTTTTCAACGGTTTAGGAGTTGGGTCGACGGGCGG